CCCGGTAGGCCGCAAGGGCCTCCACCAGGTCCTCGGCGCCCACACCGTACCAACAATCGATAGACCCGAACAGGTACAGGTGGGGGCCATCGGGCCCCACCTCCACGGTCAGCTCGGGCTCAATGTCCTGGTCCTGGTCCTGGTCGGGGTCCGCGCTGGGGTCCATCGAGCTGCGCGGGCCGCGCGCTTTCCTGTTATCCGCCAGCAGCTGCATGAGCCGGCGGGCCGGGTTTGCTTTCATGGTCGGGCCTTTCATTCGGTGAGGGTGTCGCCAGTGCCCGGCTGGGCCGGCTGAGCTGGTGGTGCGTTGGGGTCCAGCTCGGGGCCGTCTGCGGCCTGCGTGTTGCCCTTGCCCGGGGTGCTCGCCTGCGCCTTGTAAAGCGTGTCCCCGCCTGGCACCGGTGGCATGAGCTTGGACCGGCGCACCTCGTCTACGGACATCCACGCGTCCCCGATGCCAGGGCCGCCCAGCGCCGCGCGGAAGAATGCCGCCTGACTCTTGCTGTCTCCCGCCAGCAGCTCGTCCAGGTCGAAGGCCAGGAACTTACCGGCTCTGCGGTTTAGCTTGCGGTTCAGCTCTTCGGTCCAGCGGACCAGGTGCGGCCGAATGGTCAGGCGCACAAAGCCCGTGATGATCTGCTCCACCCCTGAGCCCCAGGTGGTTGTTTTTTCACTCTCGCCGATGATGATCCCGGGCACGCCGAAGGCCTGGCATATGTCATCGCGTTCGTACTTGCGGCCTTCCATCAGCTGCAGGTCCACCGGACTGATGGACAGCTGGGTGGCCGTGCCCCCCTCGGTTAGGACCAGCGGGAACTTTTGTCCGCCGCTGCCGCCATAGGTGGCCACGAAAGATTCCCGGAGCAGCTTTTGCTGGTCGTCGTCCATGGTGTTGGGGTAGCTGATAGCCACCTTGGGCATGGCCCCTTCGCCCACCGTGCGGCCCGCGAAGTCCGCATAGGCCAGGCTATTGCCAATGGCCTGGCGGGCCGCGTACTGAATCACGCTAATAGACCGCATGCCGTCATAGCCGAAGCCCGCGAAGTGCAGCATGTCGTCCTGATCGACGCCGTACATTTTCCCGGTGTCCAGGTCCATCACCTCATAACGCAGGCGGCTGTCCACCAGGCGCACCAGCACGCGGTCAGGATGCAGCGGGCGCAAGCCCACGGGCACGCCACCGGCGCGCGATGGCCCGCGCATGATCTGCGTGAACTGGTCCCCGCGCAGGCACACGCACCGAACAATCCATTCCTTCCAGCTGGCCGCGGTCCAGTTCGCGCACGGGCTTTCATTCAGCAGCCACCACAGCGCATCGGGCTGCTGGCGCACGCGGTCCCCCAGGTCATCCACCCGGTACTGGTGCACGGGCAGCTGGGTGATGGCCCCCGCTATTTTTGTGAGGCAGGCGTACACGGTGGAAACCTGCATGGCCGTGCGCTCGTTCACGGGGATGCCCGAGCTGGACAGGATCGGCGCGAACAGGGACAGCATGCCGTCCCTGTCGCTGCTCACCACCATGGCCCCGTTCGCCGCATTGGCCAGCCGTGGCGCAGCCGGTGCCTGGATGCCTGCACGCTGGAACCCATTGCCTGGTCGGCTGGCCAGGAACTTATCCAGCGCGGCGGACCTGTGGCCGGTGGTGCTCAAGGTCATGCCGGCATCCTCGGTACGTTGAAATTCACAAAGCCCTGGCGCACTGGGCCCTTCGTGGGCACGGTCATGGCGCGCCCGAGGCCCATCAAAAGGGCCACGGGGCCGTCTATCTTGTTTTCGTCCCGGCTCTTCGTGGGGTGCTTCAGTCCGCTGAACTTCGATACGCTCATCTGCACGTTGGACATCATCCAGCTGAATACCGGGTTTCCATCGTGCTGCAGCTTGCGCTCCAGCACCAGGTTTTCAACCTGGATGGCCGGCTGCGTAAAGAACGCAGGCGCCTGGCGGATTTCCACCAGCGGCAAGCCCTCGGCCACCAGCTGCGTCGCGAAGTACCGGGACATGGCGGGATCGAATGGAATTTCTTGGACCTTGAAGTCCCTGCAGTAGCGGCGCAGGTCGTCCGCAATGACATCGAAGTCCGTGGCGTTGCCGTCCGTGACCACCACGTGGCCCGAACGCGCCCACCCGGACAGGTGGGCATTCCCGCTTTGTTCGATGGCGTCCTGGTTCAGGTACAGCCGGGAAAATACCGTCCAGACATCTAGACGCCGGAACACCAGGACCAGCGCGGCAAAGTCCCGCTTTTCCGCCAGGTCCATGCCAATCCAGCACCGTTCACCCGCGAAGTCCGCCAGGCTCATGGCGCGGTTAGCGCAGCGCTCCCAGCTCGGCGGATCGATCCATGTGCTGTCGCCGCTCACCCACACATCCAGGTGTTTGGTCAAAAAGTTATTCAGGGCGCTGGGCTGGGCCATGGCCTTGCGGCATGCGGCTTCCAGGTCGGCCTCGCGCACGCTCACCCCCAGGTTGGGGTTTGCCTTGCGCCACACCTTGGGGTCATGCCACTGGTCGCCCTCGTCAATGGTGTAAATGATCCCGAACCACGTTTCATCAGCCACCACCTGGCCCAGGATCTTGGCCGTGTAGTCGCGCAGTTCGTAGCAAATACCGGAGCGGTCCGAGCCGGCCGTGGTGATGGCCGATACCAAAGGCTGAGAGCGGGAGCCCGTGGCTGAATCCAGCACGTCCCACAGGTCCCGCCGCTTGTGGGCGTGCAGCTCGTCCACGACACAGCCGTGGATGTTCTTGCCGTCCTGGGTGGACCCTTCCGCGTTCAGCGGCTTGAGCGTGGACGATGAGCTGGGGACTGTGATGTCATGCTGGCCCACCGAGGCCCCGAAGCGGCGCATGAATGCGGGGTCCTTGCGGGCCATGTCGCGCGCGGTGTCGAACACTTCGCGCGCCTGCTCGCCGGTGGTAGCTGAGGAAAAACACTTTGCGCCAGGCTCCCCATCGGCCACCAGCAGGTAAAGCAGCCGGCCCGCCGCGCGGGTGCTCTTCGCGTTCTTGCGTGCGATCTCTTCGTATGACCGGCGGAAGCGGCGCAGGCCGGTGTCCCGGTGCTTCCAGCCGAATAGCTGCAGCTCCACAAATATCTGCCAGGGCTGCAGCTCGATGGTGGCGTGGGTGATCTGCCCATCCACATAAATGGGCCGGGCCCACTCCCCATTGATGTGAGGCAGCAACTCGATGAACATGCACGCGCGTGAGCCCGAGGCCTCATCCAGCACGTACGGGAAAGCATCGGTGCCCTGCAGCTCGATGTCGCGCTGGAAGCGCTCACAGGCCTGCCGCTCAAAGCGGCCCGCGGCCAGCTCGCCCGCCACCACGCTGCGTGCGTAGCCCACCGCGCGCTCCAGGTAGGTGCTTTCGGTCATGGCGGGAAGCTGTCGAAGCCCTGGGGCCGCGCCTGTGGCTGCGGGCCTGGCGCAGCCGGTTCCCCGCGACCACCAGCCGGGGGCGCGGGGATCGCCGCTGGCGTGTTGTCCGAAAACAGGGACAGCTGGCCGCGCACCGCGCTGGTGACCTTCGCGCAGCTGGACGGGTCCAGGCCGAAGCTGTCGATGCACACGTGCATGTGCGCGCGCTCGGCTTTCAAGGTGTGATAAGTCGGGTGCTGCATCGCCATGCCGTTGGGCGTGCGGACTTCGTAGGCCTCGGCCGGGTCCTTGCCCTGGCTGCGCAGCAGGTCCTCCCGCGCGTCCAGCGCACGGTTCAACACACCCACCCGCGCCACGGTGCGGCACAGGTCTTCGAACGCGTCGCTGTAGACCACGGAAAGAAGGTTGTATTGCAGCAGCTCGGGGGACAGCCGCTTCCACACCTTGACCGCTTCACGCGGCAAACCCTTGGGGATCGAGGGAAGCCCCACCATGGGGCGGAAGGTGCTGGTGATGTCCAGCGGACGGTGCCCGCGGTTTCCTTCCAGCACCTTCAACTCGATGGGCTTTGCGCGGGGACCGCTCACTGGAGACCCCCCCCCATCCTCAAACCTGCGCGCGCAAAATTCTTGT